AAATCAGACATTCTATTACCACCGGCAATAAGTTCCATAGCCAATCCTTGAGCACCTGATACTACAGCACCAAAAGCACCGGCAATCATTCCGCCAACCATTTTAAGACCAGCGGCAAAATCTTGTAGTGCAGTTCTTGTATTTTTTATTTGATCTGTATATTTTCCTGTGGATTTTGCGGCTTTATCCATAACTCCGGCCATACCTCCAACTGCTTTGGCTCCACCGCCACCGCCTCCTGAAGATCCGCCTCCTCCGCCTTTGCCTTGTAGAGCACGAAGGATCTCTTTCATAGTAGATTCTTCTGCCGCGTTTTTCGCTTCTACGAGCCCAAAACCGGGTATGTCAACTTGAACTGCCATTATTATATACTCACTTTATAAGACACTATAAATACTTGTGCTATTACTATTTAGCAGGAGAAAAAAATGGCAGAAAATAATACACCACGAGGCCCTATACCAATTCAGCCTCAAGGTCAAAACCCGCTGGCGAAACACTTTAGACAGCCTAAGATTTATATTAGGTTACCGTCTGGTGGCAAGTATTGGCCAGAAGGTTCAATTGATATGCCTGAGAACGGTGAGTTGCCAGTATATTCAATGACCGCAAAAGACGAATTGGTCTTGAAAACTCCAGATGCTTTAATTAACGGTGAATCAACTGTTAATTTGATTAAGAGTTGTATTCCAGCAATTAAAGATGGATTCGCAACTCCAAGTCTTGATCTTGATGCAATTCTTGTTGCAATAAGAATTGCTTCTTATGGAGAAGAACTAACAATTTCAACTAAGATTCCAGGAACTGATATTGAAAAAGAATATTCAGTTGACTTGATTCAGTTGTTAGATTCAATGCAGAATAGACACTTTGAAGAAACTTTTCATAGTAATGGGTTCACTTTTAAATTAGTACCTACTAACTATAGTCAGTTTACTCAAGCGGCTCTTAAAGCATTTGAAGAACAACGCTTGGTAAAAGCAATTGATGATGCTAAATTATCTGAAGAAGAAAAGTTAGCAAGGTTTAATGTAAGTTTCAAAAAACTTACGGAGTATAACTTAGACATGGTTGTTCAACAAATTGTAAGTGTTCAATTTCAAAACGAAGAACCAGTTACAGACAGAAATCATATTAGAGAGTTTTTTGCAGGAACAGATGGAAACATCTTTGATTCTGTAAAAGGACATCTTGAAAAAATGAAAGATGAGTTTAATATTAAACCGTTAACTGTTGTAACAGAAGAAGAGGAACGTAAAGCAGGAGCACCTGAAAAATTTGAAGTGCCGATCGCGTTTGATCAATCAAATTTTTTCGCTCGAAAATAGCACGTCTGCCTCTTGACGAGATTATCAAAGAAACGAAACGCCTTGAAGGTGATGCTAAACAACTAAAACACGACACGTTGAAAATTGTTTGGTATATGCGTGGAGGCGTTTCGTTATCAGAAGCATACGACTTCGGTCCTGAAGATCGTGAAATTGTAAAAAAAGTTATTGACGAAAACTTAGAAACTACTAAGAAGTCCGGATTACCATTCTTTTAATTATTGAATGGTATTACCTTGTTTTGAAGTGTCTTGGAATTTAGTTCCTGCTTTTGGACCGCCCGGTGGTGGTGTTGTTGCCGCCGCTTTAGAAGTCATTTGCTTAGTAACTTGTGCTTGTTTTGTACCTGCTTTAACACCTGGCGATGTTAATTGATCTTTTACAAGTTTAGCAACATTTGCTTTTTGAATTTCTTTAGCAAGTTCTTCAAGGTCTGGTCTTCCTAAACCTGGTGTGTCAGCACTTGTTGCGGCACCAGTCGTCATGTTTGTCCATGTCTGACCTACCCAAATATGATCTACACCGTCTGCTTGTCTAACAAGTCCAATATTACGACCATCTCTGTCTGGTTCAATAGCACCATCAAGTGCAGGATTCTTAGGATCAACTAAGCCGGCATCTTTTTTAACCCATTTTGCAATTTCGTCTTTTGTAGCACGTCTTTCGCCTTTAGATGCTGTCGCAGTAGCACCACCACCTTGACCACCGCTTGTTGACGCTGTATCAGCGTTAGAACCGCCATCTGCTTGTGCTGTATCACCGCCTGCTGTATTATCTGTAGATGAGTCTTTATTACCTGTATTAGCAGTAGCACCAGTAGTATCTTTAGTACCCCCTGTTGACGCTGTATCTGCATTTTTATCACCATCTTTAGGTGCTGTAGGTGCTGGTAAATCAATTTGTTTTTCTTGAGCAAGTGCTGAAATGTCGTCATTGCTCATACCTGCATCTTGTAGAATAAATGCAATAGTACCTGCATCTGTAGGCTCGTTCATTTCTTTCCATTTTTTATTAAGTTTGTTTGCAGTTACCTTGTTTCCAATATCCTTAGCGGCTTGTTTAACACCTGCGGCCGCTTTGCCTGCCGCACCTTTAACTGCTCCGCCCACTTTACTTGCAAGATTTCCTAATCCTTTTTTAATTTTTGCACCTGCTGTATTAGGATTATCTAATGGTAATTCTTGTTGTGCTGGATCTGCTTCTGCAATATATTGCTCTAACAAATACTTGTATGATGTTTCGTAATCAATTGATTCTGCTTTTGCTTCACCTTCGCCGCCGCCTTTTAAACTTAATTCAAGTTGTTTCTTTTCTTCCGGATCAATTGGCTTGATCTTGTGCATATTTTTGTTGTTGTCATCAACAGTTTGTAAAGCACCTTGAGCCGCCGCGGCCGCACCGCCTCCAATATCCATAACTTTTTCAATTGCCGCATCTGCATTGTCAAGCACAGCGATAGCCGCATCCAGTTGATCACCTGTTAGCATATCTTTAGGAATGTTTGCTACTGTTCGTGCAAGTGCTGTTAGGTCTGCGTTTGCCTGTTGTGTTGTTGATAAAAATCCATGTAGTTTACCTGCCGCTTCGTAATATTCAGGACTAAAAACTTTTGCATTGGTTGTTGCGTTAAATAATTGTTTGTATTCTGCAACCTGTTCTGGTGTCATTGTAAAGTTGTAATTGTAAGTAAAGCCGTTGATGTTACCTGATGATGAATAATTCATAGCACCGTCAAGTACACCAGCATCAAGTCCTGCTTCGGCCGCCGCATCAGATACCGCCGCATCAAAGTTGGCTTTTTCAAAACTATCCAGCATAGCGTTGGCTTCTGCTTCACTACCTGTTGCAATGTTATCAACCATTCCGTCAGTTAAGCCTTGGATTGCCATACCAGCAAGAGCACCATATGCCGCTGTTTTAACTGACTTACCAACTGCTGTTGATAATTTTTCACCTTGTAATAAATCTTTTGTTGAACGTAGTATTAAACCTGCGGCCGCACCACCTAATGGTCCGCCTGCAAAAGCCGCAATGGTTGTTAGAATACCAACTGCTAAACTTGCTTTACCTGGATTTTCTTTTGCCCAATCACTTACTTTTTGTATACCTTGTACAATTTTAGAATCTGAATTTTCTGCACTAATTTTCTTTTTAAGTTCTTCAAACTTGGCATCTGCGTTTTTAACTGGACCTGCGTTTTGTGCCATTCTACCAAGTTCATTAATCTTAGCATCAATTTTCTTAGCAACGTCAACTGGAAGTTTTGCGGCCGCCGCCACACCTGCTCCTACTTTACCTGCAATAGTTTTATTGTCGCCACTTGCCATTGCACGTTCTTCAGCACCCTTAAATATATCTTGAATTTGATCAGCAGTTAATTCTGCTTCTGCAAGTCTTACGTATTCTTCAAGTAATGGCCAAAGTTCACGTTCCCATCTGTTAAGATAAATCTTCTGTGTTTCAGTAAGGGTTTGATACCCTTCTGTTAAAATCTGTGAAGTTCTATTGTTTGGTGTGTTAAGTTCGTTAAGTTTCATTATAGTAAAGCCGCCAATCGTTTTTTATCAGGATCATTTAACAAATCAAGTTGTGCTTGAATATTTGGTGGAATCTCAGATGCCGGACCGCCGGCACTTCCGTTTTGGGTTGGAGGTGCTTTGCCATCTGGTGCTGTTGAACTTCCTGTTGCAGTTGCTTTATCAACTGCTCCTGTGTTAGTAGTTCCTTGTTTTGCATTAGCATCTGCACCTTTAGCGCCTGCCGCAGGTTGTGCAGTTGCTCCTGCTCCACCGCTTACTCTTTTTTTAGCCTGTACAGTTTTTAATAGAATTGTGTCCAAAGTTTTTTTATTCAGTTGCCCTTGTGGCGGAACTGCATTATCTGGATATCCTTTACTCTTAAGCCAAGCACTTAGTTCACTTGCTTCAATGTTTTTCATTGCTTGACCTGTAGATCCCATGTAATTTTGGAATTCTCCACGCAATTTGTTTGCTTCATCACCAGTATCTGCTTTACCGGCAAGTCCCAGTGCAGTGTCTTTGGCACCCAATTTAGCCGCCGCTTTAGCGCCAAACTTGGTTAAACCCTGTTTAATTTTGCCTACAGGTGCTTCATTTGTGGTTTGTTTTTTGGATTCCACTACAATTTGCGATATTTTCATTATAAAGTCCTTGTTCTTTATGTATTACTATTTATTCCTGATAACTAATATTAAATATTTCTACGATGAGTACAAACTCTTATATAGTGGTTGCGAAACGAGAAGTAAACAGATGCTCTACAGAAGCAGAAGCATTCGAAATCGTCAGCAACCTTCAAAACATTAACCCACACGAGGAATACGAAGTACTGGAAGTACACCCTCCGAGACCAAAAGGTTTAGGCAGAGATCCAGACTTGTATGATTGATCATGAATAAAAAAGAAGTTGTTGAATTAGAGTCGGCGTTTCTAAAATTTATGGAACAAGCAGAATCATTAGGATTTTATTTTACAAACTCAAGTGAATTAACTGCTAAACATAATACAGGTACTGAGAATCAGGTTAATACCGAAGTAAGACTTAGACCTAATGATTATCTTAAAGATGTAGCAAGTAAAAACTTTTAGTAGATGTGCTAAAGCACATCTTGTTTTCGCTATCGCTCAAACACTTAATTTCTTTTTGATTAAAAACAATAATTGCGAAGCAATTTAGCATCATGTAGATAGTTGAGCCACAATTCGCCCGTTGCCGGACGAACTGAGTGGTTTCACATCATGTGAGTTAGCATCACCACACTGTTAAAGAAGATTACATATAATATGTACAGAGGCGGTAGATCGTCAACCCCTTACTTCAGCATTCGCAGTATCCACGGACGGCAGTTGTTCCTTAACAGTGCAAAAACACTTGCCGCGTATGTTGTATCTTTTTCACAGAGCATACATCTTTTATGCCTTAAGTTAGCATTTTCCTTGCAACGCACCAGTATCTGAATATGGTATCGCACATATCCTCAAGATGAGTCGAGCATCCCCGACCAAACAATGTTGCTATATTTTTGCCTATTTTATTTTTTTTAACGCTTCTATCAAAACTTTTGAACTTCCTACTCGGACATTTATAATACCGTTGTAATATTCATCTGTTTCTAAGACACGTCTGTCGAATTGTTCTTTGGCTTCAAGATAACTTAGTACGCCTTTGCTTTCACAATAGTGTAAAATTTCCCTTGTAAACTTTTCTGGGCCTAATTTTTGTACATCTTCAAGTAAATGATCCGAAGATCCCCAATAGTCTCTCCAATCACTTTCAACTTTGCTTCTTCTTTTGTTTTTCTTGCCTTTAAGTGGTGGGCGTGTTTTTTTGAATTTTGCGAGTTTCTTGCCTACATACTTGCGATTATTGGTTGTATTGGTTATTAAGTAGACAAAGCCTTCTATGCCTTCTGGGATTTCTGTTACTTCTTGTCCTTGATAAGTCCATTGCATATGGATACTTACCCGAGCCTATTCTTCCTTGGTGCCTTTTTTGGAATCGTAGATATTTTTTATCTCGTCCATACGTATTTTAGCAAGAGTGCGAATAGTTCTGAGCCACTTTCGAGATTCTTGCATGGTACGTTCCCCGCCAAACCTGTCAAATTTGTCGTTTGCTTTAAAATAATCCAAATATGCTTTGGTTAATTTGTCGTGTGTATCGTCTTCTATGCTCATTCTACAATATCAATGTCGTTTGCGTAACTGGTAAAGCCGTTTTCTTTTACAACCTTTAGTACATTATTAACACGACCTTGCAGTTCGTCTTTGTGTGAAATTAAGTAAATGTTCTTTTTGCGTTCTCTACCCATTTTCTTAAGAATAGCCAAACTGTGTTCAACACCAGCAGTATCCATACCACTATCAATAAGTTCATCTACAAATAATAGATTAATATTTTGATATAAACTTTCCCAAACATCACGGAATGCAAAACTTAAACCAAGTATAAGTCTATTACGCTCCCCTCTACTCAAATTATCAAAGTCGAGATCTTGTCCTAATTGTGTAATCATTACAGAAAGATCATTTTGGAATACAACAGTGTGTGGCAAACCAATTTTATCCAAATAATATGTAAGTCTATTGTTTAGATAAGCAAGATTTTGCTCGATAATTTTCTTACGAATAAACGAATCTTTGTTTGTCAACAATTTATATAAGAATGCTTGATGTTCTTGCATAGAAGTTAATTCATTTACCTTATCCCAATTTACTTCTTGAATAGCAGTATTTTCAAGTTCTTCAATTTGATCCACATACGGATCGTTTTCTGTTTCTTTTGACTTTAATGCCTGTTTTAAGTTTTCTACATTGCTTCTATGATCATATGCTTCTTTTGCAGTTTCATAAAATGTTGCAGGTTTACTATCTATGTCTCCTAATCCTTCAAGTTTATTTTGTACTTTTTCAAACTTGGTATTAATCTCCATCAAATATGTCATTGTCTCGCCATATTCTTCTTGTAGATTTTTTTCAATTTCGTGTTTTTTATCTTCGTGTAAGTCTTGTCCGCAAGTATGACACTTGGCATCTATAAGACCTTCTAAGTCTTTGCTTAATTTTGCAATTTGTCTATCTGTTTGACTTAAGGCACTTTCAAGTGTAGCACGTTCTTTTTCTAAGTTGCGTTTATGTTTGTCGTTTTCTTCCCACTTAGATAGTAATTCGTGATTAGCAAGTTCTGTTTCAATATCTAAGTGTTCTAATTCATCAATACCATTCTGTAAACGTTCACAGTCTTTGGCATTTTGTTGTTTCCATGCACTGGATTTTACTTTTAGACTTTCAATAGTTTCTGTTACTTTTTCGTTTGCAGTTTGAATTCCGTTTATTCTTGCAGTTTCTTCAGTAATACCGTCACGAACTTCTTTTTGCTTAACTTTAAGTTGCTCTGCCTTTTCAGATAGAATAGTAATACCTAAAAGTTGTTCAATGATAGCACGTTGATCGTTAGGTTTTAAACTTAAGAAAGGTTCAGTATATGTGTTTAGTGCAACAAGATGTTTAAACATCTCGTGACTCATTTGTAATAAGTCATCAATTTCTTTTTGAGTTTCTCTCGAGTCACCTTGTGATTCGTCTGTGATTTCCTTTTCTTCTTCGTTTATAAAAAACTTAAGAACATTAGGACCACGACCTCTTTCAATTCTGTATTTTGTTCCATTCTTTTCAAAATTTAACGTAACTAACATACCTTTGCTATTAGTTTTGTTAATAAGATTGTTTTTACGAATGTTTGTTAGTGCTTGACCATATAATGCATAAGAAAGGGCATTAATGATAGTGGTCTTACCTGTTCCGTTTCGGGAGCCACTATCATCGCCTCCTTGGTCAAGATTCTCTCCAAGGACAAGTGTGAGTTGTCTATTGCTAAAATCCACGGCTTGCGTTTGATTACCAACGCTCATAAAGTTTTTTACAGTTA